AACGACGATGCCCCGGTGATGCCGTTCTTGGCGGCACGCAGCACCCAGTTGCCATAGACCTTGTGGCCGATGAAATGGTCGCCGCTACCCTGGGTGTCGTTCCACTGGATGCCGGATCCGCCATGGATGTCCTCAATGCGGTTCCAACGCACCGTCCAGTTGTGCGAGCAGGGTCCACTCTTGGCGGCGGCGATGTATTCAGCCGTCGCGATTGCGCTGGCCGTGAAGTTCTGCGCGCCCGAACCGATGTAGATGCCGTGATTGGTCATCGACGACTGATTGCAGTCGACATCGTGTATGTAGTTGCACTGCAGCAGGCAGTTGTAGCCCTGACCCGGCAGCGCGCCAGCGAGCGCCGTCGTCGTCGTCGGCCACGACAACTCGCAGTTGCTGACCCACCAGAAGTCGGCGCCCTGCTGCAAGTTGATCGGCGCCCCGTCGCTCGAGCCGCTGGCGGCCGCGCTGAAAACCTTCAACCCGCTGATCGCCACGTACTGGCCGGTGCATGTGCCGAGCGCTTGGTTCGCGTAGGCGCTGTTGGCACCGTGAATACCGCCTAGGCCACCCGAAGGATCTTGGAAGTAGGGCGTCTCCGGAGCATTGGCGCCAACAGCGCCCGGGTAGCGCGTGAAGCGAATGCGACCGTGTCCCACCGTGCCGTTCGGAGCGGTGCCAAGATGACGCGCTTCACGGAACCGGCACCAGCGACCATCGAAGCCGACCTGATCGCTGTAGGGGGTGCCGCTGTTAGCGCGGATGACGATGCAGTCGCCGGGTTGCAGGCCGGTGTCGCCCTGCGCGGTCGTGGCGGCCCACAACGAGCCGCTGACGGCCGCTGACGCCCCGCTGTAGTTCTGCAGGTAGCGAAACGGCTTGGTGATGTCGTCGGGCTTGCCCGTCGCGTCACTGCCGGCGACGTTGTCGACGTACCAGGTGCGACCCGGCTGGATCGTGAGCGCTGCGGTCAGGACGTTGGTGTCCGTACCGTTGACCGTGAGCTTCAGGTCGAGCACACGGCCGTTGACCATCGATCCGCCGAGCGAACCGATCTGGAAGATCAACGCCATGATCTGGTGTGTCGAGAACACCTTCGGCAGCGTCAGGCAACGGTAGTTGTCAACCTCGTGCCAGGCGTTGTCACCCAACGGATCGCGAAAGAACGCGCGCACGCCGCTCGACGTACCTATCGCAGAAATGCGGCCCAGGTTGTAGCCGTAAACCTCGACGTAATGGCCCTTGTTGTTCTCGCCGCCCGTCAGCGACGCGCTGTCGGTATCCAGTCCGAGTAGCGTCGGCGCGGTGACGTAGCCGGTCGGCTTGTCCCCGTTCGGGTACGCGGAGTTGCGCGTGTTGTCGAAATTCAGAAGCCACGAGCTCCAGTTCTTGGCGACTGCGTTCTTGACCGCCATGACGTCACACCGTCACGTAGAAGCTGTCGATCTGCACGCGGATCTCAGTGGCCGACAGTGCATAGCCGATGCGACGAACGTCGGCGCCGGAGGTGGGGGCCGTCTGCGTGAGGCCACCCGCCGTCGTGCTCAGGTAGATGTCTCCGCCAGGCGTCCACGTCCAGGCATCGTTGCGTGCAATACCGTTGTCCAGCACATCAAGCGGGTTGCCGCTGGTGCCGGCAGCCGCAGCCAGACCGCGCGCCTGTCGTGTGCCGGTACCGTCAGCATCGGCGAGCAGCCAGGTGCCGCCAGAGCCCATGTAGACGGCCTGGAACTGAGTGATCGTCGCGCCCGCGTTGTAGCCGCTGATGGTCGTCCCGATGGTCGTCAGGTTGGCCGCCGGCTTGGCATGCGAGAGCGCGGGGTTGGTGATCGCCGGGCTCGTCAGCGTCTTGTTCGTGAGCGTCTGGGTCGCCGTGCGGCCCACGATGGTGTCGTTGGTGCCCGGGAAGGTGAACGTGGCGCCGTCCGCACCCGCTGCGAACGTGATCGTGTTGTTCCACGCCAGCGTCTTGCCAGCCGCGCCCGTCAGCGTGGCGGTGCCAGCCGTCCAGGTGTTGCCGTTGTAGGTCTTGTTCGTCAGCGCTTGCGTGGCGGCCAGCCCCACGAGGGTGTCGGTCACTGCAGGAGCCGTCAGGGTCACCGTGCCAAGGGCACCCGTCGCAGGCGCGATGGTGATCGTGCCGCTGGTCGCATTGGCCAGCACGACGCCACCGACCGAAGATCCGGCGACGCCAAGATTGATCTTGGACACGCCATCGGTCGTGACGCCAGCCACTACCTTGGCATCGCTCGAGCCGGCGCCCAGCACTACGGCGTTGGCCGTCAGCGCGCCGCCGCTGTTGGTTACCGTGCCGGCGCCGGCAGGGGTCGCCCAGGTACCGTCGCCACGCCAGTAGGTGCTGGCAGTCGCGCCGGTGCCGCTGTTGAGGTTGCTCGGCGGCAGGTTGCCCGTGACGCCGGTCGACAGCGGCAAGCCGGTGCAGTTGGTGAGCGTTCCCGACGCGGGCGTCCCGAGCGCGGGAGTTGTCAGCGTCGGCGACGTCAGGGTCTTGTTGGTCAGGGTCTGCGTTGCCGCCACACCGACCACCGTGTCCGTGCCCGTGGGGAACGTGAACGATCCTGAGCCGGCCGCAGCCGTCGCGTGCAGCGTCAGGCTGCCGCTGGTCGACCCGGCCAGGACGAGGGTCGCGTCGTTGAACGTCTTGGCGGCCGTGACCGTCTGCGACGTCCCGAGCAGCATGTCGCCCGAGCCACCGGTGGAGTTCCAGACAGCCGCGCCAGCAGCGTTCGACTCGCACCAGAACAGGGTGTTCGAAGACGTGTTGGCCCACAGCGATCCGACGCCGTAGCCTTGCGTCACGTCGTTGGACGTGCCGGGGTTTGTCGTCGCCGTGAAACTGTTCAGGAACGCGCCGTCCCCGAAGACGTGGTAGGCGGTGCCGTCCCAGCGGAACATGATCCACAGCTGGCCGCTGCCGGCGATCGGGCAGGTCGAGCGCGCCGCCTGGGTGACAACCGAGAACGCGCTCGGGAACGTCAGCGTGTGCGGATTGGGATCGGAGTTGGTGACGTGGACGGAGAACCAGGTGTTCGCCGTCGCGGGCGTGCCGCTAAACGTGAACGTAGTGTCAACCGCGATCGTCTTGGTGTTCAGGCCCTTGGTGACATCGATCGCGAGCGCAGCCATCGCATTCGCGGTGGTGATGTTCGCGCCATCCGTCGAGACGATGCCGCTCAGCGTGGGAGCGGTGAGCGTCTTGTTCGTCAGGGTCTGCGTGGCGCCGAGGGCAACCAGCGTGTCCGTGACCGCCGGCATCGTCAGGGTGACGGAGCCGAGCGCGCCAGTCGCCGGGGCGAGCGTGATGCTTCCGCTGGTGGCATTGCTGAAGCCCACCGAGCCGACAGACGTACCCGCGACGCCGAGGTTGACCTTGGACACGCCATCCGTGGTCAGGCCTGCGGCGACCTGCGTGCCGGTCGTGCCCGTGCCCAGGACGATGCTGTTGGAGAGCAGGTTGCCCGAGTTCGTGACGGTGCCCCCGCCCGCCGGGGCGGACCAGGTGCCGTCTTCGCGCAGGAAGCGGGTGGTGCCGGCGCTCGCGCCCGGGTCGGGGACGGCGCCCGGCGCGTGGCTGGCGCCGGAGGCGACCATCACGGCCATGTTGGCGCCCGGCAACGTGCCAGTGACGCCCGTGGTCAGCGGCAGACCCGTGCAATTCGTCAGGGTGCCGGCGCTCGGCGTACCGATGTTCGGCGTGACGAGCACAGGGCTGTTGGCGAAGACGTTCGCGCCAGTGCCGGTACCGCCCGTGATCGCTGCGGCGAAGTTGGCGCTGCTGGGCGTGGCCAGGAACGTGGCGACGTTTGCGCCGAGGCCGGACACGCCAGTCGCGATCGGCAAGCCGGTGCAGCTGGCCAGGTTGCCGCTGGCAGGGGTGCCCAGGACAGGCGCCGACATGACGGGCGCGGTCAGGGTCTTGTTGGTGAGCGTGTCCGTCGTGGCGCGGCCAACGAGGGTATCCGTCGCAGCCGGCAGAGTGATCGTGTTCGACCCAGCAACAGCCGGCGCATTGACGGTGATCGCGCCGCTCGTTGCGCCGGCGACCGAGAACTTGCCGCTGTTGAACGTCTTGGCGCCCGTGATGGTCTGGATCTGGGCGAGGTACATGTCCCCGCCACCGCCACCGCCGCCACCGCCACCGAAGGACGTTGCGACCTGGTTGCCGCTGCCGTCGACCGTCAGGAACGTGGGAACGCCCGTCGACGGGTCAACGGCGACCGCGATGTTCGGCGTAGTCGTCGAGTTCTGGTCGACGAGGAATGCGTTGGGAGCGGTCATGGCGTGCTCAGCAATACCCGGGCAGCGCGCCGTACTAGACTGGCGCGGCGCATGCGGGTTGGTGTGTGGGGCGCCTGCTCCGCTGTCGCGTTGAGTTCAACAACACGAAGGGGAACGAGATGAGACGCACCGTCTTGGCAGCGGGAGCTGCCGCATTGGCGTTCGGGTGTTCGATGGCAAGGGCTGACGCCGTGGTCAACCTGCCCATCGCTGGGAGCTACCGGATCCAGACCGGCTATGGATGTGGGGTCAATCAGGACGACCCGTGCGACACAACCACCCAGTTCACCGGGCTTCTGTCGATTGACCTGCCGTCACTCGCCGACGGCGACTACTACGCCGCGGGCATCGGGTTCTCTGTGACCGGTGCGGGCCGTGAGTTGGCCTTCACCAGCGACATGGATCACGCCGCCGAGGTGTCGATCCGTAACGGCTATGTCGTCGGCTACTCGCTCAACGCGGGTGTCGACGGCTGCTGTGTGTTCGGCGCGCGCTACGGTGGCGGATTGAACGCCATCTCGTACGACGAGCAGGAGTCACACTCCGACTTCACCTTGGAGGCTGTTCGGCAGGTTCCCGAGCCGGTGTCCGCGGTGATGCTGGCGCTGGCCTTGGGCGCCGGAGGTCTTACGGGAAGACGGTCGCTGGCACGGCGACATTGACCAGCCCGTAGGTGCTATCGAGCACCAGTTGCTGGCCGGCGGTCGTCAGTTGCGCCGGGTTCAACGTGGCGAAGAAGTTGCTGTTCGCCTGCAGGCAGGCGGCGTAGTAAACCGACGTCGTGCTCGATGCATTGACGGGGTCGTCCCAGGCCCAGTACTTCCAACTCAATCCGCAGGCGGCGGCGACCGAGATGGTCTCGAGCGTCTGCGCGGTCGTGATCGAGCCGGAGGCGACGTTCTCGTTGGCTGGACCGAACTCGCCAATGCCGTACGGGATGCCGAGCGAGACGGCCGCCGAAGCCATCGCCTGGGCGACAGGCGCCAGCGCGCCGGCCGAGTACGTGCCGTAGGCGTGGAGCTCGATGGCGATGTTCTGCTGCGGATCCGCAGACTTGATCGCAGCGGCGTGGTTCAGGATCGTCCACGCGCGTCCGGCGGCCGGGGCGTCTTGGCCGCTGCCTGGGGCGTCCAGCATGATGGTGCCCTTGTAGCCGGCCGTGCGCAGCATCTGCACCATGGTGATGCAAGTGTCACGCCAAGTGACGTCGGTCATCGTGGTGCTGGCCGCCGTCTGGCTGATGTCCACGGTGTAGGTGCCGTTCGATCCGGTACCCGTGATGAATGCAGTCACGGTGCAGGGCGTCACACCCGAGCCGTTGATCTTCTGGCCGACGTAGACGCTGGCCGAGCTCGATGGCACCGTCATCGTGGTGCCGGAGATCGACGCCGTGTAGGTGCCTGCCGAGGCGCCCCACTCGTTGATGATGTTGAGCAGCATCCACCGCTCGTAGGGGCCGAAGTTTGCGTAGTTGTCGACCCAGACCTGAGCCGCTGCGATGGCAAAGTCAGGGGCCTTCTGGCCGGTGGTCCCGTTGCTGTAGACCACGTTCTGCGGCGATGCGATGCTGTTGGAGGTACTCGTGGTGTACGTGCCCTCCTTGCCAGGGATTCCGCTCGGGTTCGTGTTGGTCAGCTGCGCCTTGATGACCGTTGTCGAGGACACACCGGTCGAAATAAAGCCGCCGCCAGCGCCCGAACTGAACGACGGCGCGCAACCGATCACGCCTGAGTTCATCGTCGTGACCGTCATCGTCGTACCCGAGAACGTCGCTTCGAAGTTCGCGCGGACGTAGGGTATGACTAGCTGCGGCACGACGCTGTTGGAGATAATCGCGTCGATCAGCGGCTTGTTGACCGACGTCCAGTTCTGAGACGTGTCGATGAACAGCCGGTGCGTGTTCGCCTTGGCGTTGAACAGGCCGGAGTCGTTGCCCGGGCGGTTGCAGTCCCAATGCAGGCGGTTCAGGCCACGGCCGTCGAAGCGGTTGCCGTTGGCGTCGTAAATCGCGCCGTTCTTCGTGAAGAAGCCAACACCCGTGCTCGCCGCCGGCCGCGTGGCCGTTGCGGGCTTGGCGGCGACCTGGTCGATACAGGCCGCCGGCGCAAGTGAGTGGTACGAGTAGACGTTGCTGCTGAACTGCGTGCCGCCCAGCAGCGTCGGGTCGCCGAAGTTGCTCGTGCCGCCCGTGTAGGTGCCCGGGGCGACCGTCGTCTCGATGTAGAAGGTCGGGTTCGGGCCGAGCGGGCAGATCAGACGAACCACGCTCACGGTCAAGATCGTGATCGTCGTGGCTTCGGTCGCGATGAAGTTCGTGCCGGAGGTCGGCGAGGACTTCGTCAGGACGCCCGTCTGCGAGATGACTTGGCCCGTGGCTGAGAACTCTTGGCTGCGGAACGTGCCGAACGGCGTGACGACCGAGATGCTCGGATAGCCGCCGACGTCAGTTGCACCGCTGCGCGGGCTGGTCAAGCTCGGCGTGTAGGTCGAGCCCGTGGCGCCCGGGATCAGGATCGGGCCGGAGCCGGTGTTCCAGTACCACTGCTGACTCGTGATCGGCCCGGTGTAGCCGGGGATCGTATAGTTCAGCGGCTGACCGATGACCGGGTTGGCGAGGATGACCGGTTGCACGCTCTGCAGCGGCGTGCAATTCCCGAACAGCTGGCTCGCTGCCGCGGTGACCGTCAACGCCATCATGGCGGATCAGCCCAGCGCCGTGATCGTGGCTTGCGTACCGGTTTGCGAGACGCTCGAAGCAGTCTGGATCAGGCGCACGTAGCTGTGCGTCACGTTGACAGCCGTGACTTGAACCGTGCTGTTCGCCACGCACGTCACCGAGGCGGCCGTGCCAGCAGCGTTCACGGCGCTCGTCCAGTTGGTGCCGTCAGCGCTCGTCTGGATCGTGTATTGGCCCGGGGTCGCCGCCGTGCCGACCGTGATGGCCGTCGTGATCGACTTGGCGCCGAAGACGCGGAACGTCGCGCCCACGGCGTTCGCCGCCGGGTTTGTCAGGAGCGCCGCCGTGCGGTCGATGTACTTGAACGCGGGGCCGACAGGCGTGGGCATCCGCGTCGCAAGCAGAGAGACGGTGCAAGTGGTGGCGGCGCCGGTGTTGTTCACCCAGCTGATACGACGGGGGTAGCCGCCGATGTTCAGGGGAGGCGTCACCTGGAAGCCAGACGCAGTCACGCGGTCGAAGTGCCACGCATCGAACCAGTTGGTCTGGCCGTCAAGTGAGTACTGCAGGATGGCGTCGTAGCCAGTGGACGAGCCCGCCGTGAAGGTCGACACATTCAGCGTGAACTGCGACGAGATGCCGTTGGTCGGGACGATCGCCGCAGAGGTTCCGCTCGTGGCCGCCTGGTTGACGGAACTCAGTTCAGTCTGAGTCGCCTGGACGGCCAGAAGCGACAACGAGGCGCCCTGCGTGGTCGAGCCACTGAGTGCGATGCCGGCTTGGACGAGGCTGGACCCGAGCAGCGCCTGCGTGACCAGAGAGGTATCGGTAGAGGCAACTGCTGCCGTGGCTGCGGCCTTGATGGTGGCCTTGTTTGTGCCGGCTGCATCCACGAGCTTGACACCAGCGGTGATGGCGGCCCACAGGCCCTTCAAGAGGGCAATGACGCTCCATGCGCTGGTGCTGTCGGTGTTGGCTGCGTCAGCCTTCGCACCTTGGGTGATGTCGGCGCCATCCACAATCGCGCCCGCAGCATAGGCGCCCGACGCGACTGCGCCAGAAGCCAGTGCGCCGGCAGCGAAAGCCCCGGATGCGACCGATCCGGAAGCGAAGGCCCCGGTAGCGACTGAGCCGGAGGAAAAAGCGCCCGACGCGACAGCGCCCGAGGCCATGGTCACAGCACCGCCGCCGCCACCACCCGAGCCAGTCGAATAGACCTGCTCGGAGAACGTGCCGTCGCCGTTGTCGTGGTACTTGATCTGGAGGCCGCCAGCGCCCGCAGGCAGTACGTCCAAGCCTACGGTTTTGTCAGCCATGATGATTCCTGGAAAAGTGCCCGCGCCCGCCGCCGCGCCCGTAGGGCGTGCCGCCATTCACGCGGGGAGAAAGAGTCCCGCGAGTGCTTGTCACCACGTCGCGAGCTGCCGGGGATGTGGCTCTAGGCCGGCTGGCTAGCCCCTGTGCCCGTGAACTGACGTTCGGATTGGGCGATGCGGGGCGGCGGATAGAGAAGACGGTCAGGCGCGGATGCGCGCCCGGCGCACCGGCACCTCAAGCGCCACCAGCCCCAGCAGTCGAAGGACGCAGGGCGGGAGGTGGGCCAGGAGCCGGCGAAAGATCACGCGCTGATGACCGCCTTTTGGGCGGCGTCCGGGACGGACAGCGTGACGGTCGTCACCGGTGCGGTGAACGGATCGGAAGCCAGCGAACTCACGCCGTTCTTGGTCACCACGAGCGTGACGGTGGCGCCCTCGGGGATGTCGACCTGCATCGACGGGGCCGCCGACGTGAACGAGTTCGAGTAGGCCGAGCCGTCCGCGAGCGAGCCGGTCAGGACAAACGTCCATTCGGTGTCAGCGGTACCGGCGGGGAAGACGGCAGTGGCAACGGGGGTCGAGAGGGTAGCGGTCATGCGGGGACTTTCAGCGGTAACGCAGGCAACCGGCGATGAAGCCGATCAGCAGGAAGATGGCGGCGGGCGCGGTCATGGCTCACGCCGGATCGCCGCAGACTCCGCGGTTGTCCCAGCGGATCATGAGATCGCCGGGCGCGTCGATGTGCACGAGCAGCGCATCCACGCCCTGGCCGCCGTCGCAGTGGTGCGCCTTGATCTGCAGGCTGCCCTGCTGATGCATGGAACGCTCGACGGGCAACTCTTCAGCGCGGGCGCAGGAGTCGGCGCAGTGGCGCATCCGGTCATGGACGCAGCGATGACGATCCATGCGAAGACAAGACGCGACATGGCTGCTCCAATGCAAAAGGCCTCCGCATGGGAGGCCTGGGCGAGTCGGGAATGGCTACGCCTCTGAGAGGCTGCCGGTCTGGCCGGCTTACCCGCTGGCGCGGGATCAGGTTCATCCGGCGGGACGCAACCTAGCCGGACGTGCGCGAATGCTACTGCGATAAAATTCGGCGCGCAAGTTCTTCGCTCATTGCCTCGACAAACTCATCGGCTCGGCGGCGTAGGTCGGCCTTGTGGGCTTCAGGAACCTCGCTCCATGCCGCCTCGGCTGCCGCCCGGATGACGGAGAAGCCTTCATCGTTGTGCCGGATCGGGCCGACTGTTGTCAGGAGGCGGAGCATCTCGACCTCCAACGCGTCTCGGAGCAGGTCGACGCAGTCGGCGTCGGTCATCGCACGCGAGGCAGCGGAAGTATTTCGGCGTCTTCGATGATTCGGATCGTGGCGATCATTGGGGCCGACAACCGAGACACTCCGTAGCGGCGCTTCAGCTCGGCGAGTAGCGCATAGAGGTCTTCCGCCGTGACATTTGTGCCAGCGGTGTTAGAGAAGTTCATGGCAGCCCCATCCTCTCTCCTAGCTTCGTGGCAAGGAACGGAACTTGATGCGGCCAATTGCCGCGCGCGCGGCGACAGGATCAGTCAGAACTAACCCCATGCTGACCCAGCCTAATTCATAGATAGTTCCATCCTCGCGCTCGGCGAAGACGCCACAGGCACCGCCATGGATTGCCATGCCAAGATCAGTTCCATTGGCTTCCGCGCGCAGCACGTTCGCGAGATGCTCGCTATCTTTCATGGCAATTCCACTGTGTCGCCCAGCTTGCTGGCGACGAAGGCGCGCATGGCGGCGAGTAATACTGTCGACCCGATGGCGCGATAAATTAGACCGCCACTAAATAGCGCCGCGCGCCAATGGTCGGCCGGAGCGGCCGGATTGCCGCCTCCGTATTGCTCATATTCCAGGTCGATGCGCTCTTGCTCGATGATCGGGCCTCCGTGCTCCCATCGTGTGGACGGCGCGAAGACTGGGAAGCCGTCGATGTGAGGATTTGGCGTGATCTCCGCAACGCACAGGGCGCGACGCAAGCCAAATTCCGGGTCTGTCGGCACAAACGACCAGCGCAGGCCCATGGCTTTCGCAACTGCGCAGTCTAGCTCCGCCCCGAGCAGATCGGCCACCTTACGCGCCGTCATGCCGACACCATCGCAGCCTGCGCTGGCGGCTCATCCTTCAGCCGCTGGTTCATCTCCCGAGTCACCCGTCCGAGCATGATGTCCACCTCCATCATGAGGTAGCCGGCGAAGTCGTCTTCTTCCTTGGTCTTGCCGATGCGCGTGTTGCGCTTGCCTGAGCCGCCACAGCCACCCTTGCGTATGTCGTTGCAGATCTTCTGCGGGGAATGGTCGTAGCCGCCATTGAAGCCGCGGCCTTCGCAGCGGTAGCAGTTCGGGTCGAGCAGCAGGTCGAGCACCCGGCCGGCGAGCGCCAGGACAACGGTCTGCTGAGCCTGCTTGCCCTTGCGCCAAGCGGCGACGAGGCCGGACTTCTCGGGGTCGACCAGCGGCATCGGGCCGACGTCCATGAAGCGGCGCTTGCCAGCCAGCACCATCGCCCACTCGCCGAAGGCTTGCTTCGTGGAGGACAGGCTTTTGAGCTTCATCAGCACGAAGGCATGAGCCATCCGGGCATCGTGGGCCATCTGGTCGCGCATCGCCTCGGCAGCCTTGACCATGCAGGCCTGGAGTTCCTCGGGGGTCATCTTGCGCTCGCCGAGGCGCTCGCGGCGATTGCCTTCGCGGATCACGGCATCGGCGGCGACCGCTCGGGCATGCTCGCGGGTGTCGGAGCTTTCGAAGTTCCGGCGAGCAATGGCTCGGGGGCCGCGCACCTCGTCGTATTCGGCCATGAGGCGGAACAGGAGGGAACCGATCGTCGGCCGTTCGGTGCTTGAGCCTGCCATCCCGGCGGCCATGATGATGTCGATGTCGCCTCGCTTGTGCGGGGTCAGTTCCAGGTGACTGCTCGACATCGCGACCGTGTATCGCTCCCTAATTGTCGTCGGTTCCTGGTTCATGCTGACCCTCTCAGTGGTGCCGGGCTGGGCACCGTACATCCGGGATTGTGTCGGTACCTGCCCGGTTTCGTGAAGGGGTGGCGCGAAGGTTCTTCATTCGCCCAACTCCGAAAAGGGCGAGAACTGAACCTCCACCGACCATGGCCCGCGGCGCTGCGTGTACCGATACCGCACGACCTCACGCTTGCGGTCGTCCACGCCAATCCACTCTGCGATCTGGTCGCGGACGCCCTTGAGTGCTCCTGGAAGGTTATCGTCATCCAGACCACCTGACGGCGCCACCCGCGTCAGAGTCACTACGCAAGGCGTGGGAGGCTTGGTGACCGGCCTTAACAGCCATGCCGTTGCATCACGTTCGGCCTTAACGCGGCGCGCTCGCGCCCTCCAATGCTCACGGACGTTGAGGCCGGAGACGGTACGTAGTGGGATGACGATCATTCGCCCCGATACCTCTCCCACTTCGTCTCGCTGAAGACCACGCCCAGGTCGGTGACCGCGAAGGCCATCACCTTGTCGAGGTACTCGCTCATGCGCTTGACGGACAGGCGGGTCGTGCTGCGCAACTCCTTGCGGACGACCTTGCGCTTGCGGCCGACGACGCCGCACCGCGCGCAGGGCAACGACGCGACGGCCCGGCGGTAGTCCTCGTCGCGAACATAGGTCGCCTTCGGCTGCGGGGCGAAGACGGGCTCGCTGGGCTTCGGGACGCGCGCCAGCCGCAGGATCGGCCGCTCGGGACGTTCCTCGGCGGGCGGGCGCGGCTTCCATTGCGACGCGAAGCCCGAGCGCCTCATGGGTGTGCGTTGCTTGAGCATCAGTCGTGGTCGTATTCGTCAACTTCCACGCCATCGGCCGTAACGATCACCTTGCAGTGATCGCCGAACAGCGTCTCCAGCGCATCATCCATGCCGCCCAACGCATCGACGAAGGCAGCACATGCCTTCGCCGTTTCTGGCGAGCACTGCCCCGGCTTAGGGCCGTAGTCGCTTCGATCCAATGACCAAAGGCTTTTACCCTCGTCGTCTTGATCGTCGCCCTCGAAGTAGAACTCCGGGTCGTTGACGCGGAACGTGCACGGATCGCCATCGTTGAAATACGGCGTGTACTGCGTCCACTTGACGGCCTTTACCTGTGGCGTTTCCGTCATGAAGGCGATCAGCATTGGCTTCATAGCCTCGGCCGCTTCCTTGCGGAGTTCTTCCATTTGCGCATGGAGGGCGTCGGACTTGGCCTTGAGTGCTTCGAACATGATTAATCCTCGGTCTTGAAGTTGATAACCTGGCGGCGCTTGCGCGTCCCGCTCATCCAGCCCTGAATGGGCATCTCTTTCAACCAGTCATCCATCGTCGGAATGAACCCGAGGTCTTGGATGATGTGTTCCTCTGCGATGTCGCGAACGCTGACCGTCTTCCCATCGGAGTTGGTCAGCAGGTTTCCGAACACTTGGCTCACGACGTAGCAGCCCCATGCCGAATGCAGCATCGCGCGATGCCTGACGTCGGCAACTGCGGCCTTGCTGTGGTCGATGAATTCATGGATCGCCATGTAGTCCTCCGCGATCCCGCCGTGCTGCTTGGCGCTGATGTTCGCGTGGTGGTGAGGTTTCATGCTTCCGCCCCGATCCGCAGCATGTCGCGGAACCAGTCGCGCGCCTTCTGCATTGGTGACCGTCGCGCCTCCGCGAGATCGGCTTGTGCCTGGGTGATGGTGCGAACCAGCGTCCCACGGTCGGTCGCGAGTCGCTTGTTCTCGCTGCGAAGATCCCGCACGCTCTGCTCCAGGCCGATGATCCGGTCACGGAGCGCATCCGCTTCCTCGCCAGCGATCCGCGCCGCCGCCTGCGCCCGCAGCATCTCGCGATGGCACTCGTCCCGCTTCTCGCGAAGTTTGGCCTCGCGGCGCTGGGCAATCTCCGCCTGGTTGCGGGCGCGGTCGATGGTGGGTTGGTAGTCGCGCTGACGGCTCATGCCATCACCCATACCGATCCGGATGGGGTCGGGTTCGCCTTGACGAGGCCCCGCTTCTCCATCGCTTCTAGCATGTACGACGCTCGGATGTAGCCGATACGCAGATGGCGCTGAACCAAAGAGATCGACGCGCGACGGTGCTCCGTCACCAACTTGATGGCCTGATCCATGAGTGGGTCAAGCTCGCCAGAGAATGGGCCGAGGTCGTGGCTCATGCAAACCTCCGCATCGCTTCGCCGAGCTTGACGTCACGCTCGTCAACATCGTTCTCGCCGGGATTGGCCAGGGGCTCGAGCGCCGCGTCGTAGATGCCGACGGCGAACTGCCCCGGCTTGTCGGGATGAGGGCATGGCGGGTCCACCTTCCATGCCGGTCGTCCATCCTTCGGTGCATAGGGCTCAACGCATCGGAAGATCCAGCCCTGAAAGTCTCGGATCTCCCCGACGTAGCGCGCGATGCCGTCCTTCGTGTTTCGCATCACTTCTCTCCTAGTGCTTGCCGCGTGGCGGCAAAGTTGCGCCTTACTCAAAGCCGCCCGAGCGCTTGCCGCTGGGCTTGGCTGAGAACGATTCAATCGTCTGCATGGACTCGCCCCATTGCTGTGTAGAGCCGAAGAACTCCAGCACCATCGCGCCTGTGCGACCCTGACGGTTCTTTGCGATCTCCAGGCCGGTCGCGCGTGCGCCAGCCTCTTCCTCGCCGAGGGGCCAGAGGAAGAGGATCACGTCGGCGTCTTGCTCGATCTCGCCTGAGTCGCGCAAGTCGCTCAGCATCGGATGCTTGCCGGGGCGCTGTTCGACGGCACGATTGAGCTGCGACAGCGCAACGATGCAGATACCCATCTGCTTGGCGAGTGCCTTGAGGCCGCGACTGACGGAGCCGACTGCGGCAGTGCGCGTTTCGCCTTCGCCTTCACACAGTTGCAGGTAGTCGACCGCCATGACCTTCAGGCCGCGCACCTTGCGTGCCTTCGATGCGATGTCACGAAGCGTCAGCGCTGGCTGGTCATCGAACATCATTGGCAGCGCGCGCAGCGTGTCTACACCATCGGGAATGCGATCCCATTCCGAGTCGTTCGCCTTCCCAGTCTGAAGGCGTCCCAGGTCAGCGCGCGCTTCGCTGGCTAGCGCCCGCATTCCCAAGTCTTCGACGGTCATCTCCTGGCTGAGGACAAGGCTGGGGTTCCCGTCCTGCGCCACCCGGCGCATGAACTGAAGCGCCACGCTGGTCTTGCCGACGCTCGGTCGCGCCGCGAGGATGATGAGTTGCCCTGGCTTGAAGCCGCCGAGCATGCGACTATCAAGGCCAGGAATGCCCGTGCGCCACGCGGTCACCTGACCGTCAGCCGCCGCATTGATCCGGTCGATGACACGGATCATCACGTCGTTCATCGACTGCGGATCCCGCGAACCGCTGCGGGCCTCGATACCGGCAAACAGAGCTGCGATCCGATCTGCCTTATCGGCAGCGTCACCGTCGCCATGAACGACTTCGCCCGCGTCAGAGATCTTCGCCAGCAGAGTTCGCAGCAAAGAGCGGTCGCGCACGATCTCCGCGTAGCGACCGACATTCGATGCGCTCGGAACGCTCTGCACGAGCTGGTTGAGATACCCGATTCCTCCGACCTCGTGCGCCGTCCCCCCCAATGCCGTGAAGACGGTCAAAACGTCAGCAGGCTTCGTGGCGGCGATGAGAGACCCGGCTGCCGCGAAGATCAACCGATGCTCATGCCGGTAGAAGTCCGCAGCCGACAGGATGCCGGCCATGCGATCCCAGCCGCGGTTGTCGAGCAGCAGTGCGCCGAGTACGCCCTGCTCGGCCTCGACGGAGTGCGGCGGCAGGCGAAGACCCTGGTCATCGAATTTCGTGGTCATGCGTCCACCGTCCGTTCGATGACGTGCTTGCGGCCGCGCTCAGCGACAAGGAAGTCGAAATCAGCGCGCCAGTCCTCGTGGCCGGGCGACGGGCGGTTGCCCAGCAGGAATTCGTTCTTCGCCGCGCGCTCAAAAAAACTGGCGATCCACGTCAGCGCCTGATCTGCCGTCGATGCGCGCGGCGTTCCGTCGGACTTCGTACTGGACAGCACCCACTGCCAAAACTCCCGAGCAGCCTTCTCGCGCTTGGCGGTCTTCAGGACAGCCTTCGGCAAGGTGGGAAGACGGTCGTGGTAAAGCTCGATGATCGACTCGTAGGGGGTAGGGGGATACTCTCTTCTCTTCTCTCCTCTGGTCCGCGTTTTGTCCGCTCCTGGCGCGGACACTTTCCGGTTCTCTCGCTGGCGGTCAGCGTCCTGCGCGCGACGCTTGGCCGATTGCCCGTTGTGAGTGTCGAAATCAGGCAGTGACATAGCGCAGCCGTCAGGGCTTGTACCAAGCCAACCAACCCCCAACATCGCTGCCGCGAAGCCGTCCCAGCGAAGATGGTCATCGATCAATTCGGCGCTATAACCCTCAAGCAATCCATCCACGGAGTGCGCGTCGAACAGACACCAAACGGACATCAGACCGCCAACTACACGGATGACGTCCGGACGACCGTCCGCTTTCAAAGCGGACGCCATGCGGACAACCTTCGGATGCGTAAACAGGTCGGTACGCATCTTGATCCAGTCACCGGCCATCGAAATTGCACTCCCGATGGTCGGCGGCCAGGTGCGCCGCCAGCAGCCGCTGTGATTCAGCCTCGGAGTTCAGCCCGGCCGCCTTGATGGCGTCGAGGTCGATTGCGGGCCGGCGGACCGGTCTGACGGTTCGGCCAGTCACTTTGCACGGGCGTGGCGACGCGTTCTCAAGCAACCCCATATCGCGGCATTCCGCGACTCGGCCCGTGATGCAATTCACCGGCAGCCCCGTGATTCGCACGAGTTCCTGGAGGCTGTAGTCCACCCCCGGCTGCACCGCCGCCATGACCTGCGCCTGGCGCTTGCCGAGCGTGCCATCGGCCTTGAGGTCGTGGTACGTTTCGATGGACGTTGATGCGACGGCCATGGCTAGCCCCTCCAATCAAACACGCTGGTTGCCGGGCGGGTGTGCACCTTCCGGCGGATCTGGCCGATGAGGCTCGGACTGACGCCAAGCCGGCGAGCGAGGTCGGCGCCGGACTCATCCGAGCACATCACTTCCAGGCGCTGGTCGTCGTCCAACTTGCGCTTGGATCGCGCGTACTCGGCGATGGCGGCGTACATCTCGGGGTTGCTCCATCGGCCACGCTCGCCGAGGATGGCCTGCCGTTCCGCACGAGTTCCCCAGCGTGAATGCGCCGGGTTGACGCAGTCGCAGAACAGGCACTCGGGCCGTGGAAGCGCCTCCTGGCCGCGCCGCGGGCGCTTGCCGGCCAAGATCAGAGCCGCGCGCCGGCCGGTGACATCGTGCTTCTTCCCGTCGATCACGAGCGTGACCTGTGCAGTGCCGGAATCCTTCACGCGCAGCCCCCACCGCCAGCACCCGCAGTCGGGTTCGATGCGCGAGCGCAGGCGAAGGTCTTCCACCTCGTAGATACCGCCGTTGCGTTGTCCCTTCTTCAGCGGCATCACTTCCTCCGCTCTTCGTACTGCGGGACGACGACCGTCTCGAAGCGTGGCACGAAGCCCGGCGGCCAGTTGGGGATGGAGAACGTCGGATGCTTCGGTTCTGATTCCTTCACCGGCTGCCGGCGCGTCCTGATGACCGCCAGGCGCCATTGCATGAAGCCCTTGCCCTCGGTGGACTTCTCCACCAGACCGGCCTCGACCGCCCGGGCCAGCGCCGGAACCATCGCGTTGGGCTTGGCGCCGATGGCCTTGCAGATCTGCATGTTGGGCACCCAGGTGCCGGCCGGAAGCTGCCGCTGCACCCGCTCAATGGCTTCGAGTGCTCGAGCAGCGATCGTGTCGGGAGCTGGTTGGTACGTGGCCATCACTTCGCCCCTGCGAACACGCCACGGAAGTGCGCCGCCATCTGCGCGCCGATGTCCGTCGCGGCGACCTCGGCCGGCGCGTCGAGCTCGATGGGCTTGGCGTCAGCCGGGCGGTTCGCGATCCACTCACCCATCCGGCTCATGTCCGAGCGGGGTCGGCACAGTCCTTGCCCGACAAGTTCATCGGTGATCCGATCGATCTCGACTGTGTCGCGGATGAGGGCGGCATGGATAAGTGCGTCCCGGGTGTTGGGATCGAAGTGGCAGGACGGCGTGGTGTCGGGCATGTGGAGCCTCTTGCGGTCAGGGTTAGTCGGCGGTGACGTCAGCGCAGGCGGCGTGTGGTAACGCCAGTGATGCCGGGCGGCAGGTTGTCGGCGCCGACGGCGGTAGAAATGAACTCGCTCTCGCCACCGCCCGTCGCGCGCAGGTAGTCGACTTCGACCTTGGCGGTCTCGGTGATGGAGCGACCGAGCTCGTTCACAGCCCGAGCGCGATCAAGATCCATGCTTCCGTTCTTGACGGCCTGAAGGGTCTCGAACAGAACAGCGCGAAGGTCCTCGATCGTCTTGCGGTCAGACATGGCTGCCCTCCTTCGCTCGCTTGTTGATCTGGCGGTTGATCGCTCCGCGAAGCTGGTAGACCTTGGCGATCTCCGACCCATAGCGGTGGTATGTGTTGCGGCGCATCAGCTCGGCGCGCGTGATCGCTTCAACGGCATCAGGCTGGATGAGCGCCAATTCGCTGGTGCGCCGGCCCGGCTTAAAGACGACGATGTGTCCGACCGGGACGGGGCCGTTCGCCTCGATCCAAACCTTACGGTGGACGTGCATCCAGTCGGACTTCTCGCGGAGGTCGGAGACCTTGATCTCCAGCAGACCGTCCTTGTCCAGGCGCAGCGTCCCGACAGGGAGCCATGTCTGCGGCTTGTTGCCTGGGCGGAACTGCGTCTCCACGGCACGGCCGCCCGGCTGGTACTGCAGCCCCTCGTTCCAGGCACGCTGGCCTTTGGCGAACTGGCGAGCGCGCGCCGGATGAGCGTCGGTCATGCGGTCGCGACTCGTAGTGGCGATGAACTCGGGCGACTTGCGCAGCCCCAACTTGATCGCTTTCTGGTGCGTGGAGGAGGCTGTCCGACCAAGATGCGCAGCGATGTCAGCCGTCAGCGTGTCGGTGTACTGCGAGCGAAGGACATCTTCCTCATAACCCGTCCAAGGGCGCTTCGCATTCACGATGCTTGCCCCCGAGCTTGCTCATCCATCGCCCTCACCGCCTGGTCGAACAGGCGCCACACGAACTCGGAGTTGTCTTCCGTCACTTCGGGGAGCGGCGTGATTGGCAGCGGGAGCCAGGGGATCGGCGGAAGAGTCGGGGTGTTCATTGGCCGCGCTCCATCAGGCGATCAAGTTGCGACATGGCCTTGTTCAGGAGATTCGCGGCCGAACCGATGGCCTCCGTCAACTTGACCTTCTCGTCATCGACGCTCTTGCGATCGGGGCGGGCGTGCAGGGTCTCGTCGCAAACATAGAGCAGCGGGTCGTACCGCTCGCAGAAGTTCATGAGGGCGATCACCTGTCCGAACTTCAGCCGCTCGCTGCCGGCGCTGTTCAGGCAGTCCTTCAGCTTGGCGTAGCCTGTCTCTGGCTTGAGGTCTGGCCAGAGGAACGCGGCGCAGGCCTTGAAGCCCTTCCCGCTCTCGCCGACCATCGTCTGCAAGGCATCGAATTCGTCCTCGTAGAAGAGGCGTCCGGTGTTCATTTCGGGGCTGTCCTAAGTTCTAGGGTCGGTTAGGGAAGACGATTTCGGCCAAAAAAAAGATCATTCGTTCAGGCCATCAACGACACGAATGACCCCCGATGAAACCCACCAAGATCCCGACTGCCGCCGAAGCGGTGCGCCTCTCCTTCCGGCGCGCCTGCATGACCATCTCTCGCGAGTACGAGCACCTAGCGAAGGCGTTCGAAGCGGAGAAGCCCCCGACATCGCACGAAGCCGCAGTGGCGTTCGTGAAGGCGCGGCGCAAGCCGAAGGCGGAGCGGTCGTGATGCATGGCTCAGACCGAGGCGGCCGGCAGGAAGCCGAACAGCCAAACAATCGTCCGCGTGAGCGCCACCCATGCAGCGAAGTACAGGGTCAGCGCGACTGCGGCGCGGGCGAAATGAAGCACTTCACGCAGCACGGCTCAGCTCCCAACAGCCAGAAGCGAACCACCGCAGGCGAAGGCGATGGCAGCGAAGACGGCTGCGTAGAAGCAGGCCGCGATGAGGGTGGAGAGGATGCGGCGCATGGATTAGTCCTCGCGTTTGAGAGCGCGGCGATACATCCACTGGATCCAGATGACCTGCGCCGCCTGAGACGCGATGAAGGCGTAATCAGGATGGCCTCGTTCTGGAATGTCGAACCGGACGGTGATGAACATCGTCAGCAGCGTCCAGAGCACTGTGTGGCTCCAGGCAACGATGTGCATGATGTTGTGGGTCACTCAGCAACCCTCCTCGCCCCACAGGCCGAGTCGGTGATCGAACTCGCGGACGATCATCAGCCCGCGCGGCGTCTCCTTCACGGCCGGCGCGCGCTTGGCTCGGATCAGGGTCAACGCTTCGAGCAGCTCGTCGTTGCTGAAGAACTCGCCGGTCTGAGCGCCTGCGACGCTGAAGACTGGATCGGGCGCCGGCTTGGCGCTCTTCGCGGCGCGCGCGGCGATGATTCCCGGCTGGTCGGAGGCGCGCGAGCTGTCGGCGACGGACGAGGTTCCGAACTCCGTCCAGGTCACACCGCCATCGATGCTGCGGTCGACGCGGTACTGACCGACGCCGATCTCGACGTCGCGATATTCGGGCCACGACATCTCGTAGCTCTTGACGACCCAGGCACCGGGATCGGCCGCGATGCCGAGAAGACCGGCTCCGCTGTTGGACGCCAGCGAATTCAAGAAGCCATTGACGTCTGTCGCACCGTCGGACGTCCCGCCCTCCTGCACGATGCGATTCGAGTGGATCTCGATGAGCGGGTCGAACCCGAAGATGGCCACCCGCTGGGCGGCGAGCAGGGTTTGCTCGTCGGAGTAGGCGGAACTCGGGAGTTCGGTGATCTTGTTCAAGGCAGGTTCTCCAGTTGCGGGCGGGCCGCTAGGGGTGGGTCAGGCGGTCTTGCGCGCGCGCTTTCGGGGGCTTGGCTCCGGGTCGCCATAGATGTCCTCAAAGGACACCGCTTGGCCTCGCTCGCGTGCGAACGCGATCAGGCGCTTGGCGACTTTGGGTGGAACGGTCTGGTCCTTCACCTCGTAGAAGGACACATTCCCTTGACTCACGCCAAGGGCGTCAGCCATTTCTTTTTGCGAGACCTTGAGGCGATCTCGGATAGCTGCGAATGCATTCATGGTGCACCCATACTAGCCGGACTAGTTGTTTGCGTCAATAGCCACGGTATTTGAACCGGACGAACAGCGCGGCTAATGATCCGGCCATGGAAGACAAGAACCGGAACGGTCGCACAGTGACCACTGAGCACAAGCGCGAGGCGGCAGCGCTTAGGCGGCTATGGGAAAATCGGCGCGACCCTATCTCGCAGGAGGCATTCGGCCTACGCTATGACATCGGCAACCAGTCGGCGGTGGGTTTCTTCTTGAATGGAAAATCCGCGCTGAGCCTTAAGGCGGCCAAGGGCTTCGCCCTTGGGCTTGGTTGTGTCGTTGGTGACTTCAGCCCACGCCTCGCCCAGGAGATCGCCGAGCTGGCTCAAGCGGCAGGAATCGGCTGGCCATTTCCCTTGATAGACCGCACCCGCTGGGAGGTCTGTACACCAGAAGACCGCATCTATGTGCAGGGAGTTCTTGACCATGCGCTGAACGTGCGTTCAGAGGGAAAACACCCCCCACGTCTGACCTTTGAAGCGGTACAAAAAGATGCAATTCCGGACCGGTCAGACGCCCACCGTCCGGCCTCGACCTCGCACCTGACGGCTGACAAGGCGAGCTACATAGGGCACGTTACTGGGGGGTTGGAAAATGTCGGTGACCAGCATCGCGGAGTGGAAGGCAAGAAGCACCATCGAGGTTCTTCGCGCGCTGCTCGCAAAGGCTGAGAGGGGAAGAATCAGCGGCTTTGTCTTCGCCTGCAAGGAGGACGATCACCATCAGGGCATCGGCCTGACGGGCGATTACCGAGATGATCCGGTGCAAGTTCTGGCGGTCAACGAGCGCATCCGCCACGTCGTGAACAACATGATTGACGCTCGCAACTGCGACGGCTGAGCGAAAGTGGGCCGTCGCGCCTCCGCAATCTGTGATGGCCCTCCTCAAACTTCGTCCAACACTCCTAGCCGCCCTGTTCTCATGCGCCCTACTGGCCCAAGCACAGGAGCACGCGCACTACTACGCATGGCAACGTGGCACGACCTACGGCTACGAGCTCGAGCAAACCGAGTTTGAGCGCGAACACACCGCCCATCCGCCATCGATCAGCTATTGGTACGAGGGGCGCCAGGGCACTGTCTACCATCTGCGCCAATTCAATGGGGTCTTTGTCGACATCATCAGCTGCCAGTCGCCCTGCAGTTCCGTGCATATTCTGAATGCCCGGGTAGACAAGACGATGACCGTGCGCCAGGAAACCGCTCTATGGGCGGCGATCCA